ATCCTACCCCTTCCGATATCTCCCTGGTTGTAGGCGGGTATCCATGGTCCAGCATATAACCGGTTATGTAGTCAAGTATCTTCTGGTGTGTTTCCTTCATTCCCTGCTCCTTCCCCGGCCCACTCCCTCACCTGCTTTAGCATAAGGGCATCATAGTCCGTATCCCTCTGGTCAAAATTGTGGAACTGGTTCTTTGGACTCGTTGCTACAGCCTTATCCTTTCTCTCTTTGCTCTGCAGATAAAGCGTTTCAAACTTCTCTCTGAACTTTCCGGCGCTCCGGATGTTACTTCTCCAAAAGGGGCTCTTGATAGCATAATCAAGGGCCTGCTTTATCTGCTCTCTGCTCCGCTTATCCAGACGCTGCATCCGCTCTATCTCCATTGCCCATTTCTGCCTCTCAGCATTTGTTCCTGGCACCTTGGCATTGGGCAGCTGCTCAAGGATGGATTTTATCAGTCTATCAATACATACTGCCTCGAATGACTCCGGCAGGAACGTTGCTGGCTCCGGAGGAGGCGCAACTATCTCTTCTTTATTACTATTTAATTTACTTTCTTTTACTACAGGGTCATTTGCAGCCGACATATCGCCATTTGTAGCCTGCGAATGGTCATTAGTTCCTGACATATCCTCAAAAAAGGGTACAAAAACCACACCTTTGCATTCATCATTTTGCAAAAGCCACAGTTCCTTATATACGGTCTTGTCTCTTCTTCCTAAAGCGACAGTCCAATAACTCCTTTGGATACCTTTACTGGTTAAGACTCCCCACCTGTCAAATACCCTTTTATCAAAGAGATTTATTTGCAGGCAGTAGCCCACTGCCTCACGGACAGTACCGGAACCTATGCCGCAGCCCATCTTCCTGGCGGTTGATGCACAATCGTCAAAGCCCCATCGGTAAAAATACCCTTCACTCCCAAATGCCCTTTGGCAGAGATAAAAGTATATGGAAAATCCTACCCATCCCTGCGCATCCAGGAGCTTATCAATTTTTGTATCACTGTCGAATATATCAACTGACCAGCCGGCGTAATCAAGTTTCTTCTTTGCCTTGCCTGCCATGTTGCATTTCCTTTCATTCATAAGGGGGAACGGGGCGGCGGTCAGAAAGCCATGATTGAGCCGCCCCTTGTAACACCTCCGGCATCTAATACCGTGACATATCAGCCTGTCCAGAGGGGGTAAAACACCTTATTATCCTATGATTGTGATACGTCTGCTGATTTCCTCAGGCATTTCCATGATGGCATCCGCAAAGTATTTCTTGATGTTCGCAACTGCTTCGTTCTTCCAGATGCCATTCTCCGCCTCAACAATCATGAAGGCTGGTTCATCCTTATCACCAATCCGGAACACAAACTTGCTGGCAGGCTGCGCAACCTCCTGGAACGTACGGTAAGGTATCAGTGTCACCGGGTTGGGGACAATCACATCAGCCTTGGCTGCCACACCCACGGTCATGGTGGCTACCTGGGACACGCCATCATCCGAATAGGACTGCTTATTCTTTCTCTCCACGTTCCCAGCCACTTTCATGATTAACTCCAGGTCCGGGCTGGGCTGGAAGTTGGCCTGTATCTCAATCATGAACTTCTCCTGGTCATACCAATGACCAAACTGGAACTCGGAAGTCACCGCTCCCACTTCAATCAGGCATTCCCTGTTACGTTCCGCATCCAGTGAGGACATCAGCCTCACACGCTTCGGTCCCATGATATGGATGATCATATCCCTGCCTTCCGGGAACTCCTGGCTACAGTTGCCTATGTAATCCACCATGGATGATAGGCTGTGGGTTTCGATTGCTTCTGCCCTCTCTGGCACATCATACCGTTTCAGGCTCTTGTTGGCATAGGTCCTGCCACATATCTCAATCACCTCAGTCTTCTCATTTTCCCTTGCCAGTCCCTCTACATGTTCCAGCGCTTCTCTTAATCCTTCCATCATCATACTTATCTCCTTTTCTTTTTATTGGTTATAGGTGATTGCGAAACTCTGAAAGCCGCATAGAACCTAGCTTTTTTGAATCTTGTTTCTGCATTTCTCCTCACCAAGCCTTGAATTTTTATGTCCACTTTGCATAAAAATCCTGCTTGATAGATTCAATTCAGACTTATTTTTATACAGAGTGCATAGAGTTTAGTCAGTGAGTTTCGCAATTGCCTATTATTGGTTAGCCGCTGCCCTTAAATCAATAGGGCCTTTACGGGGTTCCTCATAAATTTCCCCAGTTGCTGGGTCAAATGTCTGTGCCGCTGGCTGCCGTACTTCCGTGTACGCCGCCGCAACAGATGTGACCTGCGGGCGGTCGCTCCCGTACTCGGACATCTCGATGCGTCCTGTGTTGATATCCTGCCCAACCAGGAATACCGTCTGGGATTTCTGGAAGCCAGCCAGTTTGGTCTTAATATCAAACTCGATATCAATGGTCCCCCGGCTTCCTGGCTTGAATTTCAGGTTGATGGTCATCCCCCGTGCTGCTATTGGGTCCATGTTTGGGTCCAGGATATTCCGTCCTATCTGGGCCAGGGCCATTGTGAACTTTTCAGCCAGTTCCCCACCGGCTATATTGTCAAATGTGATTGCCACTTACTCACCTCCTCCCACGTGAAAAATATCTATGAAAAGAAATCATCAGCCACATTCCCTTCCGTCTGTGTCGGCGGTGCTTCCTGTGATGGTGTTTCCTGTTCCTGAAACTCTGGGGCCGGACTCTCTGCTGGCTGCTCTGCAGCAATGTTATCCGCATCCGTCTCCACATACTCCTTGGTACCATCCGCATGGATGACAGCCATGTCCGCATCAATAGCCTGTATCAGGTCGATACTCATAATGCCCCACTTGCTGATAAGCTGCCGGAGCATCGTCTTATATGCCATGCCATCAAAATCCTTTGCCCAGAATGTCCACTGTGTCCCTTTTTCCAGGTCCTTCTTGTATCCTGGGCTATATTTCTTGGCATGGGCTACCATTTTTCCCTTGCTCCAGTACATAGCCTTTCGGAATCCGTTCAGATACTCAAACATAGCGTAATATCCAATGGTAGGGGACTGTTCCCTGGCTTCCTCATCCTCAATCAATTTGACTTCAATTTCCTCATTCAGGGGGTCAAACCGAAGCAGTTCCCCTTCCTTGATTGACATCACATTGAGTTTTTTATACTGACCGCTTCGAAGGGCCAGCTGGATATATCCCTTATAGCCAAGCTGGAACTGCGCTTCCTTGGCTCCCTTGCTCCGGTTATCATATGGGACCATATAATATTGCCCCAACTGTGGGCTTGGGGAAAGATTAAGTGATTCCCCTAAAAGCGCAGCACTCAATATACTTGGATTCGTGCACTCCTGTAGCGCCGGGGTGGCCTGTACTGCAGAAATAATGCTGGAGATGAACCTCGTCCCATTCTTCCCACCGATTACACTGTTAATCTGATTCTTGACCGCATCCTGGGTAAGGTATGCAGTCAGCCCCTGTTTCGGGGCCCTGCTGGCCAGACTGTTTCCTACTGCCATGGTATTTTCCTCCTCTTATCGTTTCGGTACCGGCTCAAACCGGATGCCATTATTGTTTAAAAAGTCCTTAAGGGCCACTGCCTGTGACCGGGTCACGTACACTCGGAAATCAATCACATTGACCGGGTCCTCCACTGTTTCCGTTTTGGGCTGTGGCGCCGGGGCTGGCGCCGTCTGCACCGGCTTTCCTGCATTGATGACTTCCTGGGCCTCTGCCTTTATCCGGGCATCCCTCTCTGCTTTTATCCGGGCCTGCTCCGCAACATATTCCTGGCGCTTCTGCTCCGCAGCTTCCAGGCGGTTCCGCTCCGCCATTGCGGCGCCGATATCGTATGTCCGGAGGAATACCTCTTTCATCTCCCCTACATAGGGGCTGTCCACCTCATTCAGGATGGCCAGTCCCTCGTCCACTTTCTGGATAAGGGACAGGATTTCCTCCTTGATGGATTTCATGGTTGTGGATGCCAGGGCATATTCCGGCTTCATCACACGCTCAAAGGGCAGGTACGTAATGATATCCTCATGGATATTGGTATCGTAGAAGTCCCTGACCTTTGCGGTCTTTTCCTCACGTTGACGGCGCTCATAATCCTTGACTTGGGAATCAATATTCTCAATCGCTTTCTGAACGATGCTTATGACATCCTGCACTTCCTGCCCGAACGGCCCGTCAGGCTCCAGAAGCTTCTTGCGGATTTCAGTCCGCTTTCCCTTAAGGGCATCCACAAACTTGTTAAGCTTCGCCCGGTCAGCCTTAGCCTGCTTGATGGTTTCATCCGTGTAGACAGACACAGCGTATTCATCCGCGGCGGCCGCAACCTCTGTCTTCAGTTCCTCATAGTTCCATTCGATTTTTTGGACAAACCCATCTTCCTGTGGGTTGTATATCCTCAGCTCCATATAATCCTCCTATTCCTCAAAGACAACGCCCAAGTCAGACAGGATTTCATAAACTTTATCTTCGAGGGTCTGTTTGTTCTGCGTTAACGCTGGTTCCATATCCTCTTCCTTAAATTCAACAATAAATCCCTTTTTCTTAAGACAATCCGGGCAAATATCAACCATGATTCCGTTATATCCTACCCCCTTCATCCTGATTCCTTCTGACTTGATAGTTATTTTGGCCAGGTCATCCCGCCCCTTGCTCTGCTTACAGATATCGCATGTATAAACTTCAGTCCTCATATCCTCGCCTATATCGCCGGGAGAATCAAATCCGGCCTCCGCCCTGTGACCACGCAGTCCCAGAACCGCCTTTCGGCCTCAACCAGGTACTTGATCTCCTCAACGTCCTTTCTTTCAATTAAATAATGTTTTATTGTAATCCGCAGTTCCCCGCCCCAATCACTCTTTAACTGGGCCTTAAGGACTGCAAAATCATATTCCGTCACGGCCAGGTAATGCAGGACCTGGCAGAAATAGTTATCCGGTATCCGGTCACGCCACTTCTCACGTTGCATACTCTGCAGGATGTTGGTGGTCTTAATCTCCAGGATTCCATGACGGCCATCGTTATCCACAAGTTCCCCGTCCAGGGAGGCGTGCATCCACGGATAGGCCGTGTTTATGAACATGTTATCCTCATCATAGGTCACCTGGTATTGTGGATAGTCCATGGCAAACAATGCCCTTAGGTGCTTCTCTGCTTCGGTCCCATAGCGGACATAATCACGGTCGGAAATATCTTCCGGAAGCACCAGCCCACGTTTCTCTTCCCACAGCTGCACATTATCCTTGTATGGATTCATTCCCACACAGGCGCTGGCATCAGAACCGCCGATATGGCCTTTGCGTCCTTCCAGCCACTCTGCACGGCTCTTAAATATGTATTTGTTTACTGACATCCTGACCACCTTCCCTTGCCATGATTCTCCCGCAGTAGGGACACGGTGTAATCTCCCCCAATAGGGACCAGGTCCGGAACCCACAGCTACAGTTAAGTACAAAAAACGGTGCCGTAATCTTTACCTGGCTGTCTGGGTACCGCTCTGGCCGGGGCATCACATCTTCTCCTTTTCCGCCAGGATTTCTTTGACATGGTCCATCATGTATTCATTCGTTTCTTCTTTGACCAATTTCTGGAACGTCATCATGGCCTTCAGGGTGGCATCTGCATTACCCTCGCAGTATTCCTTCAACATTGACATGATTGACTTCCCAAGGCACTCAATTACATAAGGGGGATTCATCCCCTCACCTATAATCGTGCACTGGGACAGGTGTCTGACTTGGCCGATGTTACTTTCCGCTTCCTTGATGCCGATTGCGAAAAGTAGCTTACATGGGTCTAACTCAGCATTAGTCTTAACTTCTCCGAAACTGCACTCGATTGTTCCTTTAACCATTGATTTTTCCTCCATTTTCCCTTACAATAAGGGTGATTAGATTTTATTCGTTTCCTTAATGCCGTTCGGTGCGCCAACACCTGCGGCATCTTTTTATTTCTGCGTTCATAGGCCCCACCTCCTCTCATATGATTATGTATCCGCCCCAGGTCAGTGCCAGCAGAACTGTGCTGATTACGGACGTAACCAATAATGCAGCATTCCATTTCCCCCTTTCCTTAAAGTCCCTGCGGCTCTCCCTGAGGCTACCTTTCAACCAGGCACATTTCTGCCTCAGTTCCTCATAGGTCGGCTCCTCCCGTGATGGCATCACCTGTATCATTGCACTTGTCCTCCTTCTATTTCTTCAACAGCAGCGTCAATCTCTTTCATGGTTCTTCCCAGGTACTGGGCAACCAGATTCGTCTGTATAACTATGTGCGCCCGCTTCCCATGTTTTTCGTAGATACCAATGGGGTACTTGCCAATCCGGACTTTCTCAATTAGATAGGGCACATCAACGCCAAAGATTTTTGCTGCTGTTTTGGTTCTGATTCGGTTTGGACGCATTCTCTCTCACTCCTTTCTCACTTTGTTGATTTTAATACCTTGTTAACTGCCTTCCCTTACAGGATTTCTCCTTAAAGCTTACTGGCAATTCCAAGTAACAAACCAATAATCACACTCAGTTCTGTAATTATGATTGTTGTTGAGTGATTTCTCATCCCTTCTTTTACTCCTTTTTTATTTGCTAACTTCCTCTGGTGTCATCCCCTCACTCCTTTAACGAAAATTCAATTTAATTGGATTTTTGGGGCAAAAAAATATAGTCTAATGGCATCTTGTAGAGTTCGCTCAGCTGCCTACTCTGCGACATTTTAGGCTCTGAGTTCCCTTTCTCCCAACTGACTATCGTCTGTTTTCCTACATTTAATGCCTTTGCTACTGCTTCTTGGGTCAATCCTGCATTTACTCTTGCGGCTGCTAAACTGATTTGAAACTCCGCCAACTTAATCACCTCACTTTCCATAGTGCCATTATAAATTCATTTTAATTGAATGTCAATACTAAAATTCATTTTATATGGATTTTTAGTTGAAATTTATTTATTTTTATTGTATCATATAAGCATGGAGGTACTTAATATGCCGGATGAAGAACAAAAAAAAATATTTGCAAAAAACTTAAATAGGTATCTATCCTTATCCAATAAAACACAAAAAGAAGTTGCCGATGCTATCGGTGTAATACCAAGTACGTTTAATACTTGGTGTCAAGGTATAGCCTTGCCAAGGATGGGAAAAGTACAGGTCTTAGCTGACTATTTTGGTATAAATAAAACCGACTTAATTGATGAAAAATCTCCAATATCCATAAGTTCAAACAAAGGAATCATCATCAAGGTCCTCGGCTCCGTAGCGGCCGGCATCCCAATCAGCGCCGTTGAGGATATCATAGACGAAGAGGAAGTCACTGAAGACATGGCCCGCCAGGGAAATCTGTTTGGCCTGCGCATCAAAGGACATTCTATGGAGCCAAACATCTGTGATGGAGATACAGTCATAGTCAAGGAGCAGCCTGATGCCGAAAATGGTGAGACTGTGGTTGTTCTCATCAATGGGGATGAGGCTACCTGCAAAAAAATATATAAGTATGAGGATGGGAGTATTCGTCTGGTACCAAACAATCCAGCATTCTCCCCCAAATTATATACACTGGATGAAATCAGTACATTACCAGTGACAATCGTTGGAAAGGTGATTGAGTTACGAAGGAAATTCTAAATATATAAAAAGCAATTGCTTTATATAAAAATTATTTACCGAGGAGGATAAAACTATGGCACTAATCAAATGCCCAGAGTGTGGAAAAGAAATCAGTGATAAGGCAGCAACCTGTCCGAATTGTGGATGCCCAACAAATGAATCACCGAATAATGCCCAGACTCCACCATTAACAAATACATCGTCACCAACTGTGGCCAGAAAGAAGAAGGGGCATGGATGTCTTTTCTGTATTATTACTTTCTTTGCTCTATCAGCCTTTGTTGGGTTTTGGGCTTCCAAAGATAGTTCAACTGTTAAAAATGACAATGTAATTGAGTTCACCAAAGAAGATGCTGCAGACATAGACGATAAAGTCTGGGAAAACGTTGAGATTGCTATCAAGGCAAATAATGTGATAGTAAATAATTTTGACAAGGCTCTATCTGGAGAAATATCCCTTGTAGACTATTATGATTCCTGTAAGGAGGCCTCAAAAGTTTTAGGCGGAAACTCAACCAAATTTCCTAAGTCAGACAATGACGGCGCCAAATCCTATATCCAGTCATCTACGCAATACGTTATACAGGTTCAAATTCTATCTGATTCTGTAATAAAATACATTGACAAAGCAGAAACCAAAAATCTTTCAGCCGTTAAATCTAATATTGAACAGTGTTCTGAGTTAATAGCTGTCGTGGCTCAAAATCGGGGTGTGTTTTTAAGTACAAATGGCTTTACGGATGAAGAAATCAAGGAACGCGCTGAACAAATCTCTGTTGAATAATTAAATATCAAAAAGCCCCTGTGCTACCAACACAAGAGCTTTTAATGATACTATTGCCGGGCTGGAGCCACGGTATAATATCGGCCTCAACAACCATATTATATCATCTGGCACCCATTCTGGCAATGGGTGTCTTTTTTATGCCCATTTTTAAGGACCGTTGCGATATCGCAACAGAAAGGATGATATATATGGCACTAATTCAATGTCCAGAATGCGAGGGTAAGGTTAGTGACCGCGCCTCCTCCTGCCCACACTGCGGATTCCCGCTCAATACAACCGCTGCCCCTGCTCCTGCCCCAAAGCGTGGGCGCCCCAAAAAGCAGGAAGAGCCAGCGTTTCGGCTGCCAAATGGGTATGGAACCATCAGAAGATTAACAGGGAACCGTAGAAAGCCATACGTTGCCCTGGTAAACCCTACACAGGTATTCGACGATGAAAAAGGAACCTCCCATTATAAATATGACCTGCTTGGGACCTTTGCTGAAAAAATAGATGCATATAATGCAGTCATGCAGTATCACAAGAGTCCTGGAGGTCTGAACAGCAATATAAATATCAAAGAACTGTTTGAAAAATGGCTTGAGCACCATATGAAAGTCAACAGCTATCCTGACTCCATGCGGAAAAAATATGAAATGGAGTTTGCCTATTTATCTCCCTTATACAAAGTCCGGGTATTGGATACCAGTCCTGCCATGCTGAAAGAGGCAATCGAGAATGCATCCAAAATTGGAACCCGTGGAAAAACCAAAGGACAGGTTGTTGCTGCCACGCCAAATATGAAAAGCAATATCAAAGGCCTACTGAATATGATGTATGACCACGCCATATTCCTCCGCATCCTTACAGTAAACTATGCACGCACCTTTGAACTCAAATTCGATATCGTTCGCCGCGAGGGCCGCCCTTACACGCAGGCCGAAAGGGATATCCTATGGAGACATTCCGGAACCCTCTTTATAGACATGACCCTGGTGCAGTTCTATTCCGGTTGGCGTCCAAATGAAGTGCTTAACATCGGGATAGATAATGTGGACCTGCAAAACCGTACATTTACCAGCGGTTCCAAGACAGAAGCCGGAATCAACCGGACCATTCCCATACATTCCAAAATCTTTTCTATTGTAGAGCATTATTACGCGGAGGCCCAGAGCATCGGACGTAACGTACTGTTTGGCCGTTTAAAGCCCCACAATAATCAATATACCTATACGGATAATTCATTTCGGTACGGCCTCTTCAAAGACTTTGAGGAACTGGGTATCAAAGACCATGTGCTGCACGATGGCAGGCATACATTTTCAACCATGGCTAAGGAAAATGGGGTGGATGACTTTGCTAGAAAAAAATTTATGGGACATAATATTTCTGATTTGACAGACCGGGTATATACGCATTTAGATTTGGAGTGGTTCCGAACGGAGATAGAAAAGATAAAGTAGTGTTGATTATTGTGTTGATTATTATGTTATTATTTATGACCCTGCTTTCACTTTTGATAAAATACATCCTATCACAAAATAACGTATTTACAGTGCTCTCTCCATTTGACCCAATATTTCTCCCGTATTCACACTATGTTCACACTTCATTCAAAAACCTTTTACACAATCAACATTATTTCTTCATGTTTTCCCTATATACTTTAACCATAGACAGTTAGAGATAGCTGCCACACAAAAACGCTTACAAGATTTTTTTCATAATACTCGAGCTGATAAGAAATTATCAGCTCTCCTCCCTTTTAATAATACTTTTAAAAAAACGTATCATCCATTGGATGGTACGTTTTTTCACGATGTGCGTATTCACTGGGGTGTGTCAGAAAAACAGGATCCTGCCCAGGCCCAGAAGGAACAGGCCTCCGACAAGCCCCACAATCAGCTTCATGGCCATATCCTGGTCCCCCAGCCATTCCCACAGGCCTCCCCTGGATTCTTCCCCGTCAGTCCAGCTGTCGGATCCGTCTGATGCATCATTCCCCAGGTCATCACCAGTCCCTTCCTCCGGCATATCCAAAAACACAACAGGCGCCGCCTGGTCCTTCCTGGTCTCCTCCCCGGCAGACTTAAGCGCCTCCCTGGCTGCTTTCCAGTTACTTTTATCCACATAATAATTTGTAAATGGAACGACTTCCACAATTCCTTCTTTAAACCGGTTGGTAGGCACTGTATTCTGGCCTTCCTCCACATAGTACGGCACATTGGCGGCCTTTAACGCTTCTTCCAGGTACACGGTGTCAACATCATGCCCGTTAGACAGGAGCACCGGCTCCTTTACCATTGAGAAAGAGGCCTCAAAATCAGATGCAGCGTCAATCAGCTGTTCACCACAGTCCTCACACACAACCTCATCCCTGGAGAACCGTTTCCTGCATTTCGGACAAATCCTTCTTGTTTCCATAGCTGCTCCTTTCCGGGTCCCGGTCCTGGCGTCTCATGATGCGGCCTGAGATACGCCAGCAGGACCTCGGTCTGTCTTTTGTTTTGCTGTATGTCCATTATAGCTGTACCATGCAGTATTTTCAAGGGAAGGTTTTCCCATATATACCGGCATGCCTGCCGCCATATCTGCCGCCATATCTTATTGTGTCCGTTTTATAGGGTACATTTTATCCACAGCCGGATTCCAGCCCCCTATATCAGGCCTTGGCTCATCCCCTTGTCTTTCCTGTCCTGAATCCCTCCGGCAGTGTTACCTCCTTATATAAAAACAGCAGGGCTGTCAGGTTTGGGAATGCCATAAGCCCGTTCCATATATCTGACAGCATCCACACAACATCCAGCCTGGCCTCGCTGCCGAGGAACACCGCCCCGAGAAACAGCACCGGATAAATCCGGGCAGCAAACCATGTTCCCGCCCGTTCCCCCAGACCGGTCCCCCTGATAAAATAGGCGGCTGCCTGCCTGCCCAGGTAAAACCACGCCATGATGGTTGCAAATGCAAATACCACCATGGAACCACTGACCAGGTATTCCCCTGCGATTCCCAGCCTGCCGCTGAAACACCAGGCAGCAAGGGCGGCTCCCTCATAGGGCGCTGCATCCAGGGCCGGGCCTGTCATGCACAGGATGACCAGGGCCGTAAGCGTACACAGGATCACGGTGTCAAAAAAGACTTCGAACATGGCCCACATCCCCTGCTCATGAGGCGTTGTGTCCTCAGCCGGACCATGAAGCACGGCCAGGGTGCCAAGCCCCGCCTCATTGGAGAACACCCCCCTGGAAATGCCGTAGCGGATGCTGCGGCTTACCACGTACCCTGCTCCCCCTCCCGCGGCTGCCTCGGGGCGGAACGCGGATGACACCATGGATGCCAGGGCGCCGGGGATCCGGTCGTAGCAGGAAAATATCACAATCAGCGAAAATACAATATAGATGCCGGAAGCAGCAGGCATCAGCTTCTCGGCCACATTGCCAATCCTCTTTATGCCACCGCAGATGACCAACATCAGGACTCCGGTAAATACCAGGCCTCCGGTCAGCACCGGGACCTTCCATGTATATTCCATGGTGCTGATGGCAGAATTGGCCTGTACCATGCTGCCCATGCCCAAGGAACACATCAGGCACAGGAAGCTGTAGAGGATTCCCATCCCCTTTATCCCAAGGCCCCGTTCCATATACACAAAAGGGCCGCACACATAATGTCCGTCGCTGTCCTTATACCGGTAACGGATGCCCAGCATGGTCTCGCTGTAGGCTGTAATCATTCCGATAAGGGCCGACACCCACATCCAGAACAAGGCCCCCGGACCGCCTGCTGTCAAGGCCGTGGCCACCCCGGCAATGTTGCCGGTTCCCACCGTTGCCGCCAGGGCCGTGCATACGGACTGGAACTGGCTGATGCCCTTTTTCCTGCCCGTATCACTCCCTTCTCCCGTTCCCCCTGATACCTTTCCTGACAGGATACGTCCTGCCG